GAGCGTCGCCGTCTGCTGGCTTTCCATCGTGTAGGTGATGGTCACAGCCGTGACGGTGCCGCTGCTCGCCATCGGCGGCCGGGGCAGTTCGATTTCGCGGGGGAACGAATCGAGCGTCATCCGGTACTGGGTATGGACGAAAGTTTCGTCGCAGTAGGCCTCGCACCACTCGCGCGCAGCAGTTATCAGAGATGACAAATAGGCATCGTCGGTGGACGTATCGACGCGGCAGTGGGCTTTCGCCTCCGCGAGCGTGACCGGCTCAACCGTCGGCGGCGTTATCGTCTTGAGGCTTCGGAACCGCACGCTTCATTCTCCTCGGGGTGGCGTCGGCACGTTCGGCGTCGTGCTGGACGCTCGCCGATTCGAGCAGGTCCATCTGCCGCTCCCGCTCGGCCAAGCCGTCACGGATGAGCCGATGGGCCGTCTCGTCCTCGCAATCGACCACCGCCCCGATGCGATAGGTCGAGTAGTTCTTCAGTAGTCTTATTTTCATGATTGGGGCACACTCCATGCAGTTTTGGGCTTACCGTTCGCCGTGTAATCGCTGACGTACTGGAATACGGGCTTTTGCAGATCCTTGCCCGGCCACACCGCGACCCATTCGCCGTGCCCGATTGAGACGCGGGGCGAGACGTAGACGCGATTCCCAGCGGCACGGAACTGCTTCCAGAACCAAATGTCGGCGTCGGTTCGCCCCTCGCCGTACTCGCCCTGCGCGTTGGGCTGGTCTTGGAACCAGGGCTTTGCCGTTCGCTTGAGAGCCTTCGTGCTGATGAGCGTGCAGCCGAAGTGGGCACTGTCCACCTCCTGCACGGGCTCGGCGAACCACGACATCGGCAGGTCAGTCGGGCCGCTGGGCGGGTTGTCAAGCGTGCCCTTGAGCGTGAACATCGGGCGGCCGTCCTCCCGCTTTACCTGCATCGGAGCCAGGGCGTCGCATTGAAACGCCATCGCAAGCCCGACTAAATGTTCGATGGCCTGGCGGTCGTAGAAACTGTCAAAATCGCAGCACAACAAATATTCCGAAGAATCTACGAACGACTCCATGCACCGCTGGAGAACCTGTCCCCACAGCGCACCTTGTCCGAGCGTCGGGCGAATGCCGAGCGGCATGAGTGCCTGAAACCATCCGAAAGGATTGGCAAGGGGGCCGAATCTCGGGGCACTCAAAAGGCACTCGATGCGAACGTCTACATCCGTGCCGCCAACTTTCACAATCATGCCCGACTCCAAAAACAGAGATGGCGGGCATGGCTTTGTGCCACACCCGCCATCCACTGTGCCTGTTGTGTCAAGCAGTTCAGCCGGAGAACTTGGACAGGGCACCCATCTCGGCAGCCGAGTCGGGGCCAATCTCCGCACGGCCGAGCCGCGCCACGACGTTCGTGGCGAGCGAGCCGACCGCCTGGGCGTCCACCTTCAGGTAGCGGCTCTTGCCGCGAAGGTCCACGTCCAGCCGCACGACCGACGCACCGCTCGTCACCGCCACGCTCGCAGCGGGAACGGACACGGTGTAAACCGCAGCCGTCGCCGCCGTGGTGTCGCCCTGGAGGAGCGACAGCGAGTTGAGGACGCTCGCCGCCGTATGGCTGGCGGTCGAACTCTTGTCCACGACCACGTCGATGGACGCGTAGGAAAAACCCAGCGTGTCGATGGTCAGGGTCGCCGTTCCGGCCGTGCCAGCCGCCGAAGTGCCGACAACGGTTTTGGTTGCTTCGAGAAAGTTCAAGGGTCAGTCTCCTAGAGGTTCAGGGGTCAGGCGGCAAACCGGAGGGCAACGATGGGACCGGCGACGGTCGTGCTGCCCAGGTCGTGCGCCACGCTCGCCATACGGGAGGTGGCGAACGTGAGCAACTGGTCGAACTCGACGAACCGGCTGGCGTCGGTCTTGACGCTGACCTCACGACGGATGCCCATCGTGCAAGCCTGCGACAAGTCGCCGAACAGGGCAGCCACCGCGTTGCCCGTGCCGGTCAAACGGCTCTCAAGCGGATGCACCAGTTGCACCGGGAAGCCGAGGAACTGGAGGCCAGCCCCACCGGCAACGTCGGCTGCGTTGTTACCAGCCGAAGCGACCATGAGCCGCAGCATCGACGAGCCGTAGCCTGCGGGCGAGATGTACCACTTCGCGTTGCGGCGAGCGTACAGCGGGAGCCGGGCGACCGCGTTGGTGAAGTCGCTCAGGTCGAGTTCGCTGAACACGTTGTTGCCGGTCGCGGCATTGACCACGCCAGCGGAGTGCGTGCCGTCGATAATCGACGGGGCAATGCCGTTGAAACCGTGGTCAGCACCCGAGCCGGTGCCGATGAAGCCCACGCGGTCGTAGGTCTCGGCAAACGCCTGGGCCACCTCGACCGCCATCGCATCCGCGAGGTCGATGACCGAGTCCTCGACGAGCGACACCGGGATGCGGTTGTCCACGCCCCACAGCTTCGCCACGAGCTGCACATTGTCGAACGTCGCATCGCTGGTCAGCGGAGCGGCGTTCTCACCGATGGCCCGAGCGGTCAGCCCGCCGGTGCGGCGAGCGATGAGCAGCGTGTCGCTATTCATCGTCACGACGCGGGCGTTGGCCTGGTAGGCACCGAACTCTTCGGTCAACCGGATGATCTCACTGGACATCTCGGGGTTGGTCAGGGCACCGCCGAGGGAGTTGATGCCGCCAGCCTGGGCACGGCACTCGACGCCGTGATCCTCGCACCACCGGCGAGCCTCGGCATCACCGAACAGGGTGGCCTTGACGCTCATGCCCGCACGGTAGGCCCGCTCTTCGCAGCGGAAGCCCTTGAGGGGGCGATGGGACTTCGGAACGGCGTAAACCTTGGCACGGCTTTCCACGGCGGGAGCCTCCTCGGGGGTCTCGGTCTTCTCGACTCGCTTGGCCGGGGCACCACGCTCCAGCACGGCGCGGAGTTCCAACTCCTTCGCCTGCACCCGCTGCAGGAACTCAATCCGCTCGCGGAGCTTGTCGGCCTTGGTCTCAAGGCTGCGGAGCGACGCCTCTTGCTCTTCGCTCATGGGCTCGGCGGGAGCCTCACCCTCGGGCGCGTCCTCGGTCATCGCCTCCATCTCGGCGACAACGGCGGCCAGTTCGTCGAGCAGTGCCTTGATCTTGTCCACGTGGTTCGCTCCTAGTTCGGGTGCGGCGACCGATGCCGCCGATACCCCGAACCTATGAAGCGAACCCCCGACCCATGCAGTTATGCCGGGCCGCTAGTAAACAACTTTCGCCGCGCGACTTCGGAGGCGGGCAGCAGTTGCTTGTCGGTGCAGCCGCAACGCGGGCACCGCAGATAGCGAGTCTGGTACTCGCCAGACCGCTGCGAAGACGCCACCGCAAGGCGACCATCGCGGCACTTCGGGCACGAATCGCCACTAGCGGCCATGCTTCGCCAGGTACTCGCGGAGGTCTGCGGTCTTTTTTGCCGCCGCAATAGCACGTTCCGCATTCGCGAATCTGGAACGCTGGAACACGTCGAACGACCGCTTGGCAACCGTCACGTCCGCATCGGGGTAGGCCGGGAACGTCACCGGCCCAACGTCGATGAGCGTGTCGATCTTCGTCACCGTGCGGATGCTGCGGCCGTCCTCCACGCTCCAGGCTTCGCCGCCGGGGGCAATCTGGAATGAGAACGACGAACCCCGCACGATGCCCGCCTCGATGTTCGCGGCGAGGTCACGCCCGTAGGTCGTGTCGGGCACCGGGAACTCATACCGCAGCCCGATCTCGTCCACGTTCATCCGCAGCGTGCCGGGATAGCGGGCCAGCGGGAAGTTCGGGTCGTGGTTCCACAGAGCCCGCGTCTCCAGCGGCTTCTTGCGGCCCCGCCGCTCGGCGACGATGCCGAACGCCTGCGGGTCAATCCGCTCCACGAAGTCGCCCAGGTCGAGGCTGTTGACGCCGAACTTCGCGGCGTAGCCGACAATCCACTGCGACTCCGCGCCGTCTTCGCTGCGGCTCTCGATGCGGAGCAGGGGCAGGTCGGTCGTTTCCTCTTCGTACAGGCTGCGGCGTTCGACGGCCATGCTGCGGTTCTCCTCGTCTGCGGCGTTCATCTGTTCAACCAGTTTGCGACTCCAAGCCCAGGCGGGGTCACTGCCCCACAATGCCCAGGCGATGCGCCCGTTCGATGGGAAGCCGTCCTCACCTGGGCTCCACCCCGTCGTGCCGACGTTGACTTGATGCCGGTCGAAAAACGCCTTCATCCGGCGGGCAGTCTCGGGGCTGATGCTCACTCCGTTCGACAAGTCGCGGGCGCGAGCAACGCCGACTGCCGTGCCGCCTCGGCCGTACTCGCTTCGCCACGCTAGCCCCTTCGCCGCTTCCTCGCGGACGCCAGCCGGGGGCGTGAAGTCGATGTGGTCATACCGTGCCGCCATCGCTGCCCTTCTTCCTGCGACTTCGCTTCGGCATCGGCGGCTTCACCGTCTGCGGCGAATCGTCCACCCACACGTCAACCTCGATGCCAGCCGCCTTCGCGGCGTCATCCTTGAGCGTGTCGCCACCCACGAGCATCACCTGCGAGAACGCATCCGCGTAGTCGCCCAGCGTGTCGGTCACGGTCTGCCGGTCCTCGGGTGTATCCTCGCGGCGGGACACCATCACGACGGTGTTACCGTCTGCCTTCGCCTGCCGGGCGAACTCGCCCCACAGTGATGGGTCAGCCGCAAAGGTCCGGTCGAAGTCGATGGAGATGGTCAGGGCGCGAGCCTCGGGCAGCGAGCGACCGAACGCCGGGGGCGTGGCCGGTTCGTTGGCCGGTTCCGCAGGCACCGCCGGGGGCGTGTTTTGCGGCACGCCCGCGAGAATCGCGTCAATCTGCTCAGGACGCATGGCCGGGAAGGCTGCCGCAACCGCTGCAGCGGCACCGGCCCTAGTGAGGACACCTGTGGCAACAGCCTGCAGGATTGCGAGCAGCCCCGCGATTTGGGCACCGTTGAGCGACACGTCGGCCACCTGGGGCTCGGCATCGCTCGCCGGTGCAGATTCGACAGGAGCATCGGTGGCTACGGGCTCGGCAACCGGCTCGGCCGCCGGAGCCATCGCCAGCCGGGCCGCAGCGTTCGCCTGCTCCAAGGTCTGGAAGTTCAGCGGCACCACGCGGATGTCGCCGCCGTCCACCGGATTCAGATTCTCCAG